TCGCCCCCGCCGTCCTGCACCATCGTGGCCGAGGGCGGGAAATCGTAGACGCGCAGTCCGTAGTGCTGGATCACCGCATCGGCGAACCGATACTTGTGCGGCTGCCAAGGCTCGCGGTGGAACACCACCGGCAGGTCATCGCGGTGCCGCCGCACCAAGTCCAGCACCACCATGCTGTCCTTGCCGAAAGAGCAAGCGATACACGGATTGCCAAACTCGGCGAGCGACTGCTCAATGAGTCGGTGAGCGTAAGAGACTTTGTCTTCGTAGGTCATTAGAAAGAAGCCGCCGCGATTCCGGTAGCCACACCGCCACCGATCCCGCCAAACATGCCCATCATGCCCGCGTTTTGCGAGGCACCGGCCTGCATTGCTGCGGCCTGCATGGCGGCGTTGTTGTTCAGCACAGCGTTGCGGTTGGAGGCCAGCATGTTGGTATTGAAGCTGGCCACGTTGCCGGACTGTTGCAGAGAGTTGCCGAAGATTCCGCTCACCTGTCCGGTCGTGTTACTCAGCGTCGAAGCGCCCAGTCCAAACGCCGGACCAATCGACTGCCGGAACGGATCAAGCTCGGTATAAGCACCGGCCAGACCAATTCGCCGCTGCCTGCGCGCCAGATCCATCTGGTTGACGCCAGCCGCAAACCCACGCCGCGCATCCAGCCGCTGCTGTCCATAGGCATCACGGTTGAGGATTTCAGCCGCGCTGCTACCCATCGAGGTGCCAAGGCCGCGAGCCGCAAAGGCTGCGCGCGCAGACTGCGAGGCTTCCCGCTGCTGCTCCGGTGAGAGCGAGCGACCGAGGGCGAGTTCAGACTCCGCATCCCGCTGGAGCTGTGCCTCAATGGCATTAGGCGCGGAGGCTGCTTGCAGCTCCTCGCCGACTACGCCACGGGTGCGTTGCAGGTATTCGTTGTCCAGCTTACCGGCGAGCTGATCGGCGGTGCCAAACTGCATGCGGATGTATTCTGGATACAACCGCTTGATTGCTGCTTCTTCCTCGCGCGTCTGCGCTTGGGCCACGCGAATGCTCGCGGCGGCCATTTTGTCATAATCAATCGGCGCCGGTGCCGGTGGCACTGGTGCTGGTGTAAATGATGGTCCTCCACCTCCCATATTATTGTCCTCCTGTTTTGCTAATTAGTTTCTCCCAATCGTAGACTCGCGGCTCAAAGCTCCCCCTGCGGCACCAAGCCACAAAGGTCTGCGGATGCGGCGCCACACGAAGGCACTCCCGCACAGGGTTTGTGCCAGCAGTGCCAGCAGCCAAAGTGACGAACCAGCAGTTAGCTTCCCCGAGTTCAAGGTTTTGCTCCTCCGCGTTCCACCGGCAGGCTTTGGCCAGCATGAAGCAGCTTGGGCTGTTCCACACATAGCCCGCCGACAGATGCTCGCCGACAACTTCCCAGAAATCTTGCGTGCTGTGGCTGTCCCACCAGTGTTTTGCTTTTTGCCATGGGGTCATCGGCTTTCGGCAGCTTCCAAGACTTCGACTTTGGCGGTCAGTTCTTGAATGGCCGCGACAAGCGTGGCGACCAGATAGCTTGCATCGACGCCTTGGTATATTGGCTTTCCATCGGAATCTATTGCGTCTTTCTCGCCGCCGACCGCCTCGGGGCACACTTCTTGCAACTCATGCGCAATAAATCCCTGCGACTGTTGGCCGCTGGATTTCCATTGAAACGTGCATGGTTTGAGCGCCGCAACTTTTGCCAATGCACCCGTCATTGGCGCAACATTCTCCTTCAGTCGATAATCTGAAGTTGTTAAGTAGGCAACGCTTGTCGTGCTGTTTTGGCTTATGCGCCCTGTCAGGCTGCCTCCATATCCAAACTGCATAAAATTTGAGTTGTTGGTTGATCCGGCTGAATCGTGATTGACGGTAATCCGGCTGGCATCAAGACCAGACGTTTCGATGGTGGTTGATAAACCATTAGACACGCCCGCGCTCTGCGTGTTGACAAGCACGTTCCCGCTGGCGTCGATACGCACGCGCTCGGTGTTGTTTGTCCCAAACGACAACGCAAAGTTGCCGGTGTTGGTGATCGAACGGTTGGCAGTGCTGACGGTGATGTCTTGTGCGCCGAAGGCTGGAGCAACTTTTGCTCCATCGATGCCGGTGGCGAGCTTGGCGTTGGTCACTTCGCCATCTGCCAGCACAACAGTGGGCGCGCCGGTTGAGTTGAGTTTCGCGGGGGTCACGGTTTCGCCACTGACCCAGTTGTAGGATGCGGTTACGGTTGCCATTGGAGTAGTTGAGAGTTGAGGGTTTAGAGTTGAGGGTTAGGCGGCGTTGCGTGTCTCAGTCGGCGGGTTGCTCGGTCCTGCCGCCTCGATGCTGACGTTGCGGATCTCCGGCCGATTCGCCGTGGTTAGAAATTCAAGTTCGCAGTAATGCGCCTTCTGCCGGATCGGCTGCTTGAGCGTGTAGTCTTCGGCGAGGCCGGACGTGTTGGTCTGCCCCGGAACCAGCGTGATCGTGGCGTCGGGGTTGATCGTGATGGCTTTGACCGTGACCGATCCGGTGTTCGGAAGCACGACATCGGCCAGCGAGCGGACAAAGCGTTTTGTGCTCATACTGCCCATACCGTAACGTCGGGTGACGATGCGGCCGGGCACCGGCGTGATGACATCGGCCTGCACATCGGGCGACTGGTCGCCTTCCTCGATCTCGTCGAGGAGCATGAGGCGTCCGGCCTTGTTGCTGACAAAGAGGCGGCGCTCGTTGGCGCGGGTGGCTACGACAAAGTCGTCCACGCCGAAGCCGTAGATGTCGCGGGTTTCCCACCGGTCATTCAGCGCATTGTAGAGAAACACACCGTTGTTGTTGTCCGCACCGGCGAGCGGGACCGCCAGATAGTAGCGGTTGCTATACCAAAGCCCGACCGAGTTTTTGACCAGTGTAGCGTTGAGGTCGTCGAGCTGGTTGGCAATGGGGTCCGAGAGCGGCTTGGTGTCGCCGCGCAGCTTCAGGTCGAGGCGGCTGTCGAGGCGGTAGACACCGGAGTCACTGAGGAAATAGACAAACTGCCCCGCCGTGGCGATGGAGCGGCGGGCCGCGCAGCCGACCTCATCCGTGAGGAGCGTGAGCTTGCTGAGAGCCGTGTCGATGGCCGTAGAGGCGCCGTCTACGCTGGCGAATTGGTTGACCTCGGCCAACCAGATGGACTTTCTACAAAAGACGAGGAAGCTGTTCTCCACCCAAGGATGCACCGCGACAACGAAGTCATTGCTGCCCGCACCGGCGCGGAAGGACTGCCAGTAAGGATCGTAGGTATTGGCGTCCAAAATATCGCTGATGAGCACGTTGTTCTTGCCGTCAGGAAGAACGAGGCGGTTGTTGACGTAGGTGCCCCAAGGTGTGCTGCGCATGGTCTTGTAGGTGGCCGAGAGTCCGGCGGGCACGCCAGCGGGGCTGCGGACGAAGGAGGTTGTGATGCCGTCCCAGTAGAGAGGTGCCTTGACGCGGCGGATGGTGCGGCCGCTCGTTGTGGCGTCGGTCGCGGTGCCGCTCGGCACGGTGATGGTGAAAGAGTTGGTTGACGCCGTGGCGATGTCGTATTCCACGCCGTCAAATGCCGCGACATTGCTCCCCTCAATGCGCACGCGGGCGCCAGCGGGGAATCCGTGGCCGGTCAGATTGACAGTCGCCGTGGTGGACGCCACCGTGATGCCGCCGCTGGTCACGCTTTTGACCACCCAGCCCGGGCGCGAGGCGTCGGCTTCGCGGAAGAGGTAGAGGCGGTCGTTCGCCTGCGTCATGGAAATGGTGTCGGTCGGCTCGATGACCTCGTCCGGCGATGTCGGGTAGCCCAGCTCCTGCGGGAGCACGCTGATGACGATAGTGTCGCCGTTCTCGTCCACGATTTCCTCGCCGGTATCAGTGACCAGAAAGCCGCCAGCCCAGACACCGGCGAAGGATTGGTTGTCGTCCAAGAGGATCGTGTAAGCACGGTCGCCGCCCGCCAGCACAACGATCTCCGCGCTCTGCACCTGATCCGGCGAGCGGTAGACGCTGGCCGCGAAGATGCCGCCGCTATAGACGCTCTGCACGATCGGCGCGTTGGGCGCAGGGTTGAGCACGAAGGGCACCGTGAGCGGCGAGCTGGCCACGCTGATGGCATCCGCCATGCGCTTGGCACCCTTGCGCGTCACCGCCACGCCACGATCCAGCCGCATGTTCTCCGAGAGCTGGAGCATGCCAGCGGGAAGCGCCACCGGATTGATGCGCGAGGCATAGCCTGCGAATCCGGCGTCACCGTCGCGGAGGATGGGGCTTTCTAAGGGCATTTAGATGTTAGCCCTCATACATGATGTTGACCGAACCAGCGTCGAAGGTGTCGGTGCCGTCGACGGTCGTTAGGCGAATGCGGTCGAGTGTCGCCGAAAGTGCTTTTGCGCCAGAAATTAGCAGCGTACGCGATGCGTCACTAAGGCTTAGACAGCCACTAACCGCCCATGTGTTTGCATTAACCAATGCAAATGTGACCAAGCCGCTTCTTTGGTTGGCCGCGCTTGCAGCATCAGCTAAATCAAAGCCAGAGCTAAAATTTATAGTGGCAACAGTAGAGGCTACCGCGCTGGACGAACCTACATAGCCAGATGTTTCAAGCCCTCCCGAAGTGCCAAGCCGGATTCTTACGCTTGAAGTTCCGCTCGTGCTGACCGTCACAAACATCACCGTAATCCGCTTCGCCCAAGACGGAATACCAGTGAAGTCGATGCTGGTTCCGCTCGTTGTGTTTTGCGCTGTTGCCAGCGTAAGCGGCTGCAAAAGTTTTGCAGGCGTGACGTTGGCGTCTAGGATTTTGGCCGTTGTCACGGCATCATCGTCGATCTTGGCAGTTGTAATTGCGTCATCCGCCAGCTTGCTTCCGGCAATAGCCGCCGCCGCATCAATGTCCGCATTGACCAATCCGCCGCGCACCACAGAGGCAGCGACACGCTTGGTCAGTCCGCTCTGCTCGATGACGAGTTCGTCGGCGCCGCCGATGGTGGTTGCTTGGGTTAGTTGTCCGATTGTTTTGGCCATTGGAAAGTTGAGGGTTAAGAGATGAGGGTTGAGGGATTAGTTGAGGGCAGCTTTTAAGCGGGACTTAAAACGTGCCGCGTCGGCGGGGCTGATGTCGTTCTTGCGGTTGGGGGCGATTTGTTGGTGCGTGACGATGCGGCTCATGGGGATGTGCCACTTCTTCATTCGCGGGATGATGTATTGGATGGCGGACTCCATCGCCGCTTCACCGAGCGGGTCTTCGTAGGTGTCGCCGTCCCATGCCACGCCGAGGCTGTAGCTGTTGCAGTCCGGCGCGCCTTGCCATGAGCTGATGCCTGCATGCCAGCAGCGCGCCGTGTCGTCGGCGAGGACGGTGCGGTTGCCGTTGCGGGCGATGATGACGTGGTAACTCACTTTGCTGGCGGGGTTCATGCACCAAGAGACGGAGCCGTTGTAGCTACCGCTGGTGTGGTGCAACACGATCATGGTCGGC